TCTGTCCCATTTTTATCCCTCCTCTTAATTAATGACAACTTTCATGTATAACTGTTCCATAGTGTTTACCACCTTAATTGTGTTTGTTGCAACAACGCTTGTCTTTGTGTCACCAATGTCTACAACAATGTCATCACTTGTAAAGTCCTCAATAGCTCTAATAGTCATAAGGTCGTTACAATACTTAGTAAAATCATTAGCTAAAGCACTTCTGCCAGACTTATCATTAGGGACTTTGCCTAAATACCTTGTATTAAAGATGTTTGCATAATCTGTGGCAATCTGGTCACATATCCTAACCGTCTGATTATTTTTAAACACATCGCCTTTTTCATCCGTTGTAGTTGTAAGGCTGTTAATATCTTTAAGAACCCTTATCTCAGCCCCCACCTTATGAAAAACGAAAAGTCCGTTTTTAATAAAATCTTCAAGTTCCAACTGTGTATAATTAGAATCAATTTCAAGCTCGCCATTGTATACTGTATTTACAAGGCTTTTGTTAATTTCACAGCTACAAGTTGCACCCAACACCCAAGCTACAACAACGCCGTCATCCTCATCAGACTGGTTAGGCACTACGATAACACCCTCGTAGTCATAATTGTTGTCAGTGTCAAACACAACAGCCTGAAACTTCTTGCCTATACTATCACGCATTCTCTTTGTGTACGCCGCTAAAAGGCTGTTTACAGAACTATTGTCTGTTACAACACATAAGCCATTAAAACTGTAAGGTTCTAATGCGTTAATAAAGTTCTGTGCTACCTGTGTTTCGTTAAAAGTACCGTTTGTACCTCCTGTAAGGTTTGTACCGGCTGTTGCGGCAAGACTTGCGCTAGGCTGAAATGTAACAAAGTCGTTGCCTACAAGGTCCTTAGCTGTTGCTACTGTCTGTTTATCTACAAGCATTGTGCTTAAATATGTGCTTACATCGTACAAGTTTGTGTTATCTACATTCTTTGCAATAACAGTCTTTAAATCGTTACCTCTAGTACCTGCATTTTTTGCTGTGCAGTAAGCATTGTTAGCCCTTACACCACCGCCGTTAAGGTTGTAAGCATATAATTTGCTACCGTTCTTAAAAAACTCTCTTAGAACTAACATGCTATCGTCACCATAATCGTGTCCTAATATCTTAGTAGAATTAGTCAAAAAGTCTTCTGCTGTAATCTCTGTCACAACTCCCTGTGCTAACCAATCACTAGCAAAACACATAGCCCCTGTGCCTCTTTCGGACATACCATTACTATTGCTTGTAGCACTTACAAAATTAATATAAGCACCAGGTAATGTTTTGTTCTGTGTTACAAATGTTCCGCCACCTAACATTACTTTTTACCTCCTCCGTAAAAACTTTTAAGAAGTTTATCAACTTCACTAAATGTGTACTGCTTTTCATCATCTAAAACAACATTAAGCGCGTCAATGCTGTCCCTGTACTTTTTGCTGTTTACCAGCTGTTCCTTTGCGAAAGTATCTTCTTTTACAGCTGTTTTATTTTCTGTTTCAGCCATTTACGTTTACCTCCTTTATGCTTAATCTTTCCATATTGTCAACGGGATTTTCTCTAATATAGAAATGTTCAAAAGCTACATTAAAACAAATGCAATCTTCCATATTTTCGACTTTCCTATCCACACCCCTCATAACCCTATCATCAAGTGGAACATACTCTAAAGCCTTGTAAATACCAGGGATAAGGCTGTTTACTTCTGTTTGCATATTGTCTGTATTCTCGGGATAATAGTAAACTCCTATATCAACTCTTACTCGGTATCGGCTTCCTCTGTAGCATTCGTCACTAAAATTAGTACAGATAACAAAAAAGCAAGGCATCTTTGAACCTTGCTTTACAGCTTCTTTGTATATCTTATGTTTTGGAAAGTTTTCTGAAAGAGCTTTAGATACATGGTTTACTACATCATTAATAATCATTGAATAATCCCCTCCAACCATCTCTGAATTTTCTGTTCAACTATTGCCGGAGAATCTCTTTCCAGCTCCTGAATAGATATTTCAAGCATTTTTTTACCTTCAACGAAACTTTTTTTAAGTCTTTTCCCTATAGCAGGAACATATCTTCCAGGGGTTTGTCTATGCCCATATTCAACATAGCTTGCATAAAATACTCCATTATTTATCATAATAACGCAATATCCATTACCGGCATATGTATTCCCTATAGTCCAACCTCGTCTTAAAGTGCCACCAACATGGGTAGTAACGGCTTTTGTCTTTGCAGTACCATCTTTGTTTTTCATCACACTTGTAGTACCATCTTTGTTGCGTTTCCACCTTAATAGATTTGTGGTTCGGCTTTGGCTAGGTAGAGTGCGTTCCTTAACTT